GCCATACAATGTGATGCGCCACGCTGATTGGGATGTCGCCCCGCGTGATCCTGTTACGATCGGCGCGGCGATCATCACGGGCTTAGGCGGGTCAACGGCCTTGGCGACCACGACGCTTGCGTTTGGCATCACAGTTGCTGGCGCTGTCGGATATCTGGCGACGACACTTGTTACCAGTTGGATAATGTCTGCGCTGACCCCGAAGCCAGACTTGAGCGGCACGCGCGGCACGCTGGTCAATGCTAAAGATCCGGCTGCGCCGCATGATTTTGTATATGGCGAGGTTCGTAAGGGCGGGACGATTGTCTATTATGAATCGACCGGCACTAACAACAAGCTACTCCACCAAGTCATTGCTGTGGCGGGACATGAAGTAGAAGCCATTTCCGACATCTACATCAATGATGAGATCGTCACGTTGGATGGCGATGGCTTTGTCACGTCGGACCCGTGGAACAGCAAGATCCGGATCAAGAAGCACCTTGGCGATCAAACCACTGCTGATGCCGACCTGCTGGCCGAGTCTGAGCAGATTGACAGCAGCTTTGTCGGCAACGGGATCGCCTATCTTTACATCAGATATGAGTACGACCAAGACGTGTTCGCCAACGGCCTGCCGCTGATTACTTCGGTGGTGAAGGGCAAGAAGGTTTATGACCCAAGGACCGACACGACGGCTTATAGCGCTAACCCTGCCTTGTGCATTCGTGATTATATTGGCGCGGCCTATGGGATGCAGGACAGCGACATTGACGACGTGTCTTTTCAGGCTGCGGCCAATGTTTGCGACGAGGATGTCGCGCTGGCTGGTGGTGGCACTGAGGACCGCTACACGATGAACGGCGCTTTCACCGCCGGAGCCACGCACAGGGACGTATTGGGCCGGATGATGACATCTTGCACTGGGACGCTGTTCTGGGGCGGCGGCAAGTTCAAGCTGGTCGCTGCGGAGTATGTTGCGCCGACAAAGGTTCTGACGCTGGACGACCTACGCGGCCCAATCAGTTTGGACACGCGGATCAACCTGCGCGATCAGTTCAACAAAGTTCAGGGTACGTTCAACGACGCCAGCAACCGCTGGATCACGGCAGATTATCCACCCATTGAGTCTGCTGTCTTTGAGGGCGAGGACAACGACGAACAGACGGCGCTGGACCTTGAACTGCCTATGACGACATCGTCTGCCACTGCGCAGCGGATTGCAAAGCTGACGCTGTATCGCGCCCGCGAGCAAATGGCGCTGTCCGCCGACTTTGGTCTGAACGCACTAGATGTCGAGGTCGGTGAGATCGTGGCTCTGCCTTGGGAGCGCTATGGCTGGGATGACATTTCTGGAATGTCGTCAGGCAAAGAATTTGAGGTATCGGGCTGGAAGTTTGGCCCCAGCGGTGATGGCGGCGATCTGCGTGTAACGCTGGATCTGCGGGAGATCAGCCAGGCCGCATTTGATTGGAACGCCGAAGAGCGGGACATCATCGACAACAATTCCAGCCTGCCGAAATACTATGAGGTGCCATCCATCGGCTTGACGGTCACGCAGGAATACCGCGAGGTGAATGAGAGCGTCGTCAACGTGCTGGTGGTACAGGTTCAGTCGTCAGAAATTGAGCGGATTGATTCAGTCATCGTTGAGTACAAGAAGACCTCCGACACTCAATTCAAGTCGGTCGGCAAGTCGATCCTTGTCGGCGAAGGCGATGATGCTGTTCGGTTTGAGATCGTCGGCATTGAGGTTCCGCAGCTTCAGGAGGCTCCGATCAATTACACAGTCAAGGTCACCCCGGTAAATGCGCTGGGCTTTCGTGGCCCATCTGCAACCGAGACTTTTGACGCGGTCGCTGACTCAACGCCGCCCAGCGAGCCTGCCTCTTTGGCGCACGTTGTTTCTGGTCAGACGCTGTTCTTCAGTTGGCCGTCCGTCAGCGATCTGGACCTGAGCCATTACAAATTTTATTACAACAGCAACACGTCCGCCGGGTTCAACGCTGCATCAACGACGCCGATCATCAACAAGATTGCACGGCCCGCCACGTCGATCACATATCCTGCGCTTGCAGGGAAGTTCTTTGTTTCGTCGGTCGATAAGACCGGCAATGAAAGCACAGCCGCCGCAACGACCATCGTGCTTGCTTCTGAACTGCCAACTTTGGGCACTACAATAACGCACACAGAGTCAACCAGCTTCGACGGGCCAAAAACCAATCTGACCGCATCCGGCGGGACGCTTACGATGACGTCCTATTCTACATCTGGATCGACCGGCACCTACTCTTTCGACCACGATGGCGCTGGGTACTTTGATGTTGGCACCTCGCTAACAGTTCGCCTGTCAACTGCGATTGACTTCACGCGCAAGCACTTGGACGCTGTGTCAGGGCAGTATAACTTCGACGACATACCGGGGAACTGGGATACCTGGCCGGATGTCTTTGACAATTGGACGTATGAGACAACTGACTTTGGCGACGTTGATGTGGTTGTGCAGGCACGGGCCAGCACTACGACAGGCGGTCTATCTAGCGCTGCTTGGGTGTCGGCGTCTGGCGAGATTGTCGGTCAATACATTGAAATGAGGGCGATCCTCTCTAACAGTAGCGTAAAGGTGACGCCGAGCGTCACGCTGCTCAGTGGAACGGTGGAGTACTGATGGGACAGAATGATTTTGTAATCGCGAACGACACGGCAAGCGCTGTTCGGGCTGACCTGCAAGATGCGTTTCAGGCTTTGGCGACGAACAATTCTGGGAACACTGCGCCAAACCAGACCTACGCGAATATGTGGTGGTATGAGACTGACACAAACCGCCTGAAGATCCGAAACGAGGCAAACACGGCGTGGATCAATGTCGCCTACGTTGATCAAACATCCGGCGCTTGGCGGATACTGAACGACACTCAGGTCACGAACACCTCTGGCGTTCAAACGGGTTTGATTGGGGATCAATCAACCGCCACTTGGGAAACAGGGACAGGGACAACAGAGAGCCTTGTCAGTCCTGCCAAGGTCAAAGCGGCCATTGATGCGAATATACCTACCGGCTATACCGACGCAGATGCCCGTGATGCACAGGCTGGACACAGCGCTGGTGACGTGGGCAGCTATGCCTTTTTGTCCCGCACCAACTCCAGTGCTGGCCTTGAAACGTATAATCCCGGTGACACGCTTGCAGGCGCATCTCTTAAATATTCTGGTTCTGGAGCATCTTCTTCTACAAGCCCATCTGGCACTTGGCGGTGCATGGGGTTTCTATCTATAGCACAATCGGCAACCGGAAGCACACTCTGGCTTAGGATATCTTAGATCGCTGGTTTGATTTAGATCGGCCAATCTGGTAGAAATATTGCTAAACATGGGGCAAGATCATGGCGACAATATCGCATAAACGCGGCGACACTTTTGAACTGAACTGCTCCATCGAAAATGGTGGCGTCGGCGTGGATATTACAGCCTGGACGATTACGTCACAGGCCCGTGGCGACGACGATGCTGTATTGCAGTCGTTCACGGTGACAAAGACCAACGCATTGAGCGGACAATTTAGCCTGGGCGCAACATCCACGCAGACAGAATCTTGGACCCTGGGCAGCTACTCAGTTGACATTGAATTTGTTGAGGGCGGCGGCGAGGTCAATTCTAGTGAAACATTTACGCTGAATGTTCTGCGCGACATAACGAGGGACTAACAATGGCCGCATACGTCGTCCAGATCACACAGGCCAACGGGCCAGACACAGTCACGCTGGACGCTACCAGCAGCCCGAATGTGCTGAACGTCACGGACGGCAGCACCTTTGCCAGTTTGACGGTGAATGCCAACACAGCCAGCCCGCTGATTGTTGACCCAGATCCTAAGCTGTCTGCCAACCTCAATCTGAACGGCAACGACATCACCGGCACCGGCAACATTACGACAACTGGCGACGTAACGCTGACGGGAACGGCCAACGCCACGACCGTGGACACTACGAATATCGAAGTGACTAACCTTAAAGCCAAAGATGGTACGTCTGCCGGTTCTATTGCCGACTCCACTGGCGTTGTAACGCTGGCTTCTTCGGTCCTTACCACGACGGACATTAATGGTGGCACCATTGACGGCACGACTATTGGTGGCAGCACCCCCGCCGCTATCACGGGCACGACCATTACGGGGACTGGCTTTGTCACCACGGGCGACATGACCTTTGGCGACAACGACAAAGCCATCTTTGGCGCTGGCTCTGACCTAAGCATCTACCATGATGGCTCGAATAGCTACATTGAGGAAGCGGGTACTGGTGCATTAAAAATCACTTCTAATGGTACAAGCGTTGACTTTGAAAGTGCAGGTGGCGAAACGCTTGCACAGTTTGAGACTGATGGGGCCGTAACGCTATATCACAACAATAGCCAAAAACTTGCCACCACCTCCACAGGCATTGACGTAACTGGCAACGCTGCGGTCAGTGACAAGGTCAAAATCGGCACTGGCGCAGACGGTGGTGGAACCGGCGACGAGCTTGTCCTTTCCAAGGACCAGACCCATGTCGGAATGAGCATTCTAGCTGCTGATGCTACAGGAAGCTGTCGGATTTTTTTAGGCTCACAAACAGCCGTCACCGCTGCTAAAATCCAGCACACTGAGAGCAATAGCAGGCTGTTCATTCAGGCCGAAGGCGATCTATATTTCCAAACGGGCGGCACCAGCACCACCATGACGCTCAACACGTCTGGCGACTTGGATGTTACCGGCGCACTGTCCAAAGGCTCTGGCTCGTTCAAGATCGACCACCCGCTGAAACCAGACACGCATCACCTCGTCCACTCGTTCCTCGAAGGTCCGCAGGCAGACAACCTTTACCGTGGCACTGTGGCTCTGGTGGGTGGTGCGGCGACCGTTAATCTGGATACAGCAGGCCGCATGGCCGAAGGCACCTTTGTTGCTTTGAACGGCAATGTGCAGTGCTTCACGACCAACGAACAGGGCTGGACAGCGGTGCGGGGCAGTGTTTCAGGCAACACCCTGACAATCGAAGCGCAAGACGAAACCTGCACTGACACTGTGTCGTGGATGGTGATTGGTGAGCGTCATGACCAACATATGATCGACACCGCGTGGACCGACGCAGATGGCCGCGTCATCACAGAGCCGGAAAAGCCACCTGTTGAAGAAGAAGATACCGAGTAAAGGCGTAGATAATGGCACAAACTGAAAGTTGGCACCTGAATAAAAGTGTTCCCATCTCGCTAATAATTGGCTTGGCGGTGCAAGCCGGTGGGGTCATCTGGATGTTCTCTTCAATGGCAAGTGACATTGACAACAATCGGGACCGCCTGACCAAAGTGGAAACAAAAGTCGGCCAAATAGAAGATACCGCGCAAGCGCAGGCGGTCCAGCTAGTCAGGATCGAAACCCGACTGGATGCGCTTATGGAGCAGTCTGACCGCATCCTGCGGGCTTTGGAAGCAAAGTAAATGATCGATCCGCTCACGGCGCTGTCTGTAGCGGCGAGTGCTGTGAGCAACGCCCAGACACTTATTGCTGCGGGCAGGGATGCTACATCTGCACTCGCTAAATTCGCTGGCGCTGTGAGCGACGTAAATTACGCTGCGGAGAAGGCCAAAAACCCTAGCATCTGGAAGAGCCTGACCGGATCAGCAGAAGCCGAAGCCATAGAGATATTCGCTGCTCAGAAAAAGATTGAGCAGATGAAAAGGGATATTGAAACGCTGATCGGTTTTACTTACGGCCAAAAAGGTTTGGAAGAGTACAAAGATACATTGCGCCGCGTCCGTATTCAGCGCCAGAAAACTGCGTACCGTAAAGAGGAGATCAAAGATGCCATCATTACATGGACGCTTGGAACGCTGATAGTTCTGGCAGGTGTAGCCGGATTGGCTGTTTTAATGTATGTAATCGGAAAGAAGCAAGGAAAATGGTGATGCGTAAGATTGACGAAATTATCATTCACTGCACCGCTACCAGACCAAACTGGTGGGAGGACAAGACTACCGAGGAAAAAGTTGCCGAGGTAAAGCGGTGGCACGTGCAAGACAATGGCTGGTCAGACCTCGGCTATCACTACCTGATCGACCGGGATGGAACGGTGGCAAAGGGACGCCCGGTCGAGAAGGCTGGGGCGCATTGCAAAGGCCACA